CTACACATAGGTTGATCATTACATTTGTAACCCCAATCTTTTTTCTCGTGTTGTTTTGTTATGATGTTTACTTCTATATCTGACAATGGTTGTGCCATTGCTGACTCGTTAAATAATATTAATTTTGTTTTCCAATTTTCTGGCCATTTAGACTTTGCATATACACCATAATGAAATAGTGCATTATTTCTACCACCTTCTCCTACTTTGTTTTGCACCATGAGTTCTACACATGGTGGTCCATCAGAGTATGGTGTCTCAGGTCTTTTAACTTCTATTGTGCTGATGTCGTCTTGTTTATATCTTTCTAGTAATTCAAAAAAAGCTTCTAGTGTAGCAGCTTCGCCATTTTCGAGAAAGGCGTATCTCGTTGTATTACTACAATTAAAATATGGTAAGTTAAGAAAGTTTCCTGTATCATCTTTTGATTTTAATTCTCTTTGTTTTGGAAATACCTCTGACCCACCATAACCTAGTACAGATCTTATCTCATTAAGTTTATCTTGCATCAAACTTGCAGACACATAATTTTTTGTAAATAAAAATACATGTGCACCACCTGATTTAGACCTACATACAATCAGTGGTAATTTAAATTGTTTAATTTTGTTTATAAGTTTTTGATGATCAAATCCTGCGTATGAATCTATATCAATACATCCCCACTTACATTTGTTATCATCGTTAATTGGTATGACACCTAGACTATCTACTCCGTCTAAATGTTTTTGCCATAATTCGTTTGTAACTGGTTCTCTCTTAACAAAAGATTTACCTTTTACCTTTGTACCATTTCCATTTGATTCACCTACAATAGTGACACCATGAGCACGGTCTAATCCTTCAAATATATTTTTAAACTTATCAATCATATATTTAAGTGGGCGTTTCCACTCTCGCTTAGACGCCCACTACCTAGGATTCTAGTAATTTGAATT